CTTATATCGTAAGCAGTCATAGATGAGTTGGGTAAGGTCATGTAAGTATTATCAGGTACATAGTTCACAGTGAAACTAGTACAAGCACATTTTTTTATGGTGTTGATAAATGTGTGCTGTTTTCCTTGCTTGTTGTAGAATCTAGGTTGGAATATATTAGGAGAACTAAGGAACATATTTGTTGTAGTTTCCTTTACCGACATTCCTTGTTTAAAAAATCTAATGATACTTCTAACCATTCTTGATTCTAAATCACTTCTTGGTGTGAGTCTAAAACTATATTGAAACTGACGTAAGGTAGGACCATTAAAGATGAGTTCCAAGTTTGGATTTAACATCTGTCCATTCATTCTTCCTAATATTTCATTAGTACTTTTATTAATTCCAGGAAGTTGACCTAAAAGATAGGCTTGAATTGCTTGCTTTCCTCCTTGTGATTGATTACCTAAAGCATCTAAACCTTGCTCAACAGTCTTTTGAACTTCTGCAATAACGTTTCCACCTGAGTTCATAATTCTACTAGCAGCACCGATACCTGCCATTTGTAGGTCATTGAAACTACTATTGTTCCAACTAACACCATTGGTGTCTGCTAATTGACTAGGTATAGGAAGAGTAACAGATCCTATTGATGATTTATGTCTGCGGTCTGCTCTTTTTTCTCTTCCAGCACTAACACCTACATCAGAGAGTGGCACGTATGTGAATTGTCTGATGGTCATGTAATCAATACCATCTAGAGTCAGAGGATATTTTAAATTACCATATCTTTTTCTAGCTACTGGGTTTGCACGTGGTGGTAAACCTGGTTGTATTCCTTCTTGCTTATCCCCATCGTTACCTGCAGCAGAACTACCAGTGTTTAGTTGTTTATTTGCCCCGTTTACTTTAGATCCCCATGCGTCTACAGTTTCATTACTAACTTTATTACTGTTAAGAATATTTCCCATCTGAGATCTGAGTTGGGAACCAGCAGATGCTGTCATCCCACTACCAGGAGTTTCACCACTCCATATACTTCCATCAGAACCTGCAAACAGACCATCAATACCCTGAGTGTATTCGGTTCCATCAACAGTTACTGTTGCAGCTTTATTAGGATTATCTGGATCAAAGGACAAGACTGCCCTTCCATCATTTGTTAAAACACTAGCGTTTGTTAATCCCACAGTTATCTTTTTAGTTATTTAGAACAAAATTTTGATAAGGTATTGTCTTTAGTTCATCAATCTCTGATGGATTGACATAATATAATTGTCCTACTACTTCCATGAAGGTATAGTTTCTCATTCTATTCCAATGAAAGTTGTAACCTTTGAATCCATTTGGCATGTATTCAGTCACAGCAACCAAAGGATTAGTATCGTATGTAATGTTAGGAGTCTTTGCTTTGTAGATGAATGTGTAGTAGTTTCCTAAGTCAGGTACTGGTGTTACACCATCAGACAAACGGTCAATAATATCCACCATTAAATCATCAGCATCTTCTACACCAGTAAGGTTCTCTACTATACCAGTGAGTCTATTTTCGTAGGGTTCATTTAATGCCAAGTTCTTTTTCCGTAACGACTTTAAAAGTTAATTGTCTAATCTCACAGAATGACCTAGCAGCTTTCCATTTTGCTTGGTTCTTTGCATACTCTGCCACTTCACGTATGAAGGTTCGTTTTTGTTTCTTCCCTTTTGTGGGAGGAATACATTGCTTCATTGGTTTAACTTCAATTACATATCTCTTAATCTTACCATCACTTTCTTTGATCTTCATGTAGAAGTCTGGGAAGTAACGGTGAGGTCTATTGTCTAGAGGAGATATGTATGGTATAAAAAATTCTTCACTACCCCATTCAAGTATATTTACATTACGATCACACCATTTCATAAATTTTAGTTCCCAAAGGGATCTATAAATGATGTTTCTTGAGTCTCCTTTGTACTTATTAGAGTGAGATGGGGTAAACTTACCTTTATAGGACATACATAGTATAGGGAAACACCATATGGTATTTAGATGGCTGGGAACATACCAGGTACTCGATACAGTACAGCAAGATTTTTAAGTAGGTTTGGTAATCTGGCACAGAGCAGTCAGTACAGGTCTCATATTGGATTTAATCAGAATCTTTATAATGCATTAGTAGCAAATGATATACCTCGTTCATTATTAAGTGAGGCTGGGATGTTATGTAAAGCAACTTCACTTCCTGGTTCTCAAGTATCAACACATGATGTAAGAGATTTCTATGGTGTGGTACAGAAGAGTGCATACATGCGTCAGTTTGATAACACTATTGACTTGACATTTTATATTGATTCTAACTATCAGATCATGTATTTGTTTGAAGCATGGATGGAATATATTATGCCATTGGTAGGGAAGAATCCAAAATCTAGTACTTCATCTTTCGTTGCTAACTATCCAGACAATTATAAGTGTGATTTGCATCTTTATAAGTTTAATAAAGATATGGATGCTCCTTGGAGTGTAGTTAATCCATTCCGTGCTAAAGGATCTATTGTTTATTCCTTTATCAATGTCTTCCCACAGAATATATCATCAGCTGATGTATCTTATGACCCATCACAGAACCTTGAGTTTACTGTGACCTTCTCTTATGAAAGATATATTACAAACAAGACTGGTATTAGAAATCCAGGTAATCTTGGACAGGATAGTTTCTCTGGTCGTTCACAACCATTGAAGAATACTTCTAAGGATAATCCTTCCAATCCTATTCTTCATAGGGGTGGATCCAAATCTGTCATAACAGAGGAATCTCAGGAACTTACAAAGGATATAGGACAGAAACAGTATCCTATAGACAATGGACAGAATACTAACTCAACTGTTAACCAAGAGATTGGAGAACCTGGAACAGGTAGTCAAGCAACTAAGGGTAATACAAATATTGATGGGTTAGTGGGTGACTTTGGTTCTTTAGATTCTTCAGCAGGAGAAACTAGTGGTGATAAGAGTCTTAGGAAGTTTGGTACAGGAAGTAATAGCATCGCATAAAGTCACTAAATAAAAACACATAATATTATATTTTGTTATGCCTTTACCAAAGATTAGTACGCCAAGTTATGAACTTGAGTTGCCATCTACAGGAGAAACAATAACCTACAGACCTTTCTTAGTAAGAGAAGAGAAACTTCTTGTACTTGCTATGGAGAGTGAGAATCAAAAGGATATATCTAGAGCAATCAAAGAAGTTCTAAAGTCTTGTATCAAATCTAATGTCAAAGTAGATACACTTCCTACATTTGATATTGAATATCTTTTCCTTAACATCAGAGGTAAATCTGTTGGTGAGGAGATTGAAGTTACTATCACATGTCCAGATGATGAGAAGACTGAGGTTGATATAGTCATCCCTATTGATGAGATAGAAGTTCAGAAGTCTAAGAAGCATAAGGATACTATTAAACTTGATGATACTCTTAGTATGAAGATGAAGTATCCTTCATTGGAACAATTCATTCAGACTAATTTTGATGTGAGTGGATCTAAAGGTTCTCAACTAGAACAATCTTTTGATCTCATTTCTCAGTGTATCGATACTATATACAGTGATGAAGAAGCATGGCCTGCTGCAGAGTCTAGTAAGAAAGAACTCAGTGAGTTTCTTGAGCAGTTAAATACTACTCAGTTCCAAGACATTGAGAACTTCTTTGAGACTATGCCCAAATTATCTTATGATGTTAAGGTTACCAATCCTAAGACCAAGAAGAAGAGCACTGTTACTCTGGAGGGGTTAGCGTCTTTTTTCGGGTAGCGATGTCTCATATGAGTCTTGAGGCATACTTTAGGATTAATTTTTCCTTGATGCAGTACCATAAATATAGCTTGACAGAGATAGAAAACATGATCCCTTGGGAACGTGATGTCTATGTTGACCTCCTCAAACAACACATAGAGGAAGAGAAGGAAAGGCAAAAACAGGATGGCAATTAACGCTAACAACTTTTTTAATCTGGAACAGGAGGCTAGGACTCAGGGGACTCTTGGTGGAAAACCATTGTCTAAAGAAGAAAGAAAAGAAGCGTTTAAGAAGCAAGGGAAGGTAGAATTTAAGACATTTGTTCAGAAGGTTTTAAACAAAAAAGAACCTACTGCTACTAAAGTATTGGGTGGTGGTGCAACAAAAGCATTACCTCCTGTAAAAGGTAAGGAGAATGAGCAGAGTGATGTAGCAAAGAGAATTGCTAATGCTTTTGATAGCAGACTAGAAGATCTATTAAAAAATATTAGAGAGGATGTAGGTGGTATTCTTACTGTTGTAGAGAAGCAAGTTGATATAGAAGAGGACGCAGCAACAGAAGAAAAGCAAGAGGGTGAGAAATCAAAACGTAAAGAGAAAGAAGATAAATCAGAAAGCAAAGAAAAGAAACCAAAGACATCAGGATTTGTTGAGACATTAACCAAACCCGTGAAGGGTTTATGGGAAAGTATTGTTGGTGGTTTTATGAAACTACTAGCAGGGTGGGGTATTACAAAGTTACTGGATTGGTTTGGTAATGATAAGAACAAAGAAACTGTAAAAGCATTCAAAGAGTTTATAGTTAATATTGTTCCTCCTATTCTTAAAGGTATTCTTGCATTGATTGCCCTTGATATAGGTTTAAAAGTACTGGCATTTGCGAAGATGATAGCAGTAGGTAGTGGTAAATTATTGGTGGGACTACTGGGATTATCTAAAAGAATATTGACGTGGGCAATTTCAAATCCATGGCTGGCAGCAGGTTTAGGATTAGGTGCGTTGATAGGATTGGGTATGATGAAGAATTCTAGTCAGCAAAATGAAGAGGAAGAGAATGTAGAAAATGATGGATTCTCTCAGGTAAAAGCAAAACCAAACCTTGGTACATTTACTGGTGATGGATTCCAGAAAGAATTTGAAGGCACTTCAGGAACTCAACAATTTAATGAAGGTGGTTTTGTATCTGGACCTGATGGAACAGATAGAGTACCTGCAAAACTAACTGCTGGTGAGTTTGTAATGAGTAAAGGTGCTGTTGAGGAGTGGGGTGCTTCTACTCTTGCAAATATGAATGCTGCTGGTGGTGGAACTAATAAACCTAAGAGTGGTAATAGATTTGAAGGTGGTGGTCTTGTTGGTGATTTAAATACCATGACCACACCTAAAGGACCAAGTGCAGGTGGGTTTGGGATGACTGGTGGTGATAAGAATTGGATTGGTAATGACGCTAAAGAAAATAGATTTACAGGGCCTAAGAAGGAAGCATACTTCTTAAGGGTTAAGAAGAAGACTGGTGAGATACAGATATGGAATGAAGAGTGGGGTTCTGATAAGCATGTCGGAACAATGGATCCGAATAGTAAGAAAATAGATTTTAATAATATGTTGTGGGGTGGTGCAAAAGATTGGGAGAAGAGTTACTTTAGTCAACCAAAAAATAAAGAAATGGTTCTTAATAGAGCCCATGCTTTAATAAAAAAATCTAGTGCAGCAAAAGAAATAAACGAACAGAAAGCCAATACTCTTATTAATAATCCTCCAGGTAAACAGAAGAAAGGTAAGGTTATTCCAGTCACTACTGGTGGAGGTGGTGGTGGAGGCTCTCAAGGTGGTGGTGGTGAAGTACCACAAGAGATAATGTTCTCTGCTATTGATAAACAAAATCATTATAGATCAATGGTTGCAGCAATGTGTAACATACTAGAGGATGTATAATGGTAGGACTAATAGGAAACCTTGCTAAGGGAGCATTAAGTAAACCTAAGCAAAAGAAAGTATCACCCAAACAACTTGTTAAAGATACAGGTGATAAGAAAGAACGGTCTAAACCAAAGGGTTCTTTGGTTCCTTCACCTAGTGGTGCGATTGTTAAAATCATAGATGTAAAAGCACCAGTTAAGAAAGATTTTGTTACTGGTGGTGATCCTGCTTTAGAGCAGATGAAGATCATCAATACTAAAACGTTTGATATTATAAAAGCATTAAAGGGACAGCAAGTTGCAAAGAAAAAGAGAGCTAAGTCG